CTCTTAGTATCATATTATTATTTATCTTATATTGTTTGATCTGTTGCTGGTGCTGCGCCGCCGCCTAAGTCGCCGCCGGTTGCTGTTTCTGGTGCAGTTGCATCTGCTCCGCCTTCAACTGGATCTTCGCCTGCAAGTTCATCTTCTGCTCCGCCAAGGTCTGCGCCAATACCTGAAGAGCTAATACCTACTCCTCTCATTTCGGCCGCTGCGTCAGCTGCTGATACATCTAAGTCTTCGTCGTTTTCTTCTTTCCATAGACGTTCATTCTCTGCAATTTCTTCAGCACTCATACCTAAGAAACGTTTCATTGCAAATCTATTTGAAACTTAAGGTATAGCACTCATTTGTGTATATGTCGGTACACGAGCGTTATCTAGTTCTGATTGTCTGTATGCTGCAAAGTTCTGCGGTGGTTCAAATTCTAAGTCAAACATATTAGTATCAATGTTTACTCCAGTTTCTAATAAGAAACGTTTAAACTCTTGATTCAAGTCTTCAACAATTAATCCTTGAAGTCTTTCGCAATATGTATTAAATCTTAGTTCTTGAATATACGCTGTACCTACTCTGCCATCATTGTATGACGAACTTCCATCATCACCGCCGGTAGGTAAGTATGAACTAGGGATTCGTAAACCGCGTACGAGCTTATTAGTAAAATATCTAAGGTCATCAATCTCTCCTAAGTTAGTTCCGCCTGGTAGTGTTTCAACTTTAGATCCACGTCCTTCAGCAGTTTGTGGAAAAAAGTAATCTTCGTTAATTGACAGTGGATTGTATGAACTGTCTATGACATTTGAACCTCCGCCTGTTGCCGATGGGATACGTCTTTGATGTATTTCCGTTTTAACACGCTCCACAAATTGCATAGCAAGGTGTGATGGCATATTGCCCACATCAACGTAGAATACTCTGCGCTCTGGCGCACGTTGTACACGATAGATAATAATAGCATCTTCGAGTAATTCTTTTTGTTTGTATACTTTAAAAATAGTTTCAAGTAAACTGTTACCAAATGGGTAGTTGTTGTCTAACCCTTCACTTAGTGAAAGATGTACTACGTGTTCTGCATCAATTGCAACTTCGCCATCTGCTAAACTAAATCTTGATCCCTGTGTAGATGCATTCTGTCCTACCATTCCTCTTGACCCACCTGTTGGATTATATTGTCCGCCGTGTGGGTTAGTAATGTTACCATTTGTCATATGTGGAGTAGTAGCAACCATATCTTTAAAATTAAAGTTAATATTTTTAATAATGTATTGTTCCGGCTTCTTGCCTTCACTTTCATTAACAATGATTCTAGAAACGTTTGCAGGATCTACGTGATATAATTTTTTACTTTCTGGATCTCGAACAAAAAACTGATCGCCGTATTTGAATACATTTCTTAAAACACGGAACATACGTGTTTCAAAGTTTTGTATTTTATTCCATTGTTTTAGGTATTGACCTAAAATTTGTATTTCTGAATTAGTAGCTGACTTATTAAAATTAAAAGTAAAGTTTGTACTGTTTTGTTCATTCTTTTGTGTACAAAATTCTGCTAGGATATCAAGTGCTGCGTTTACTTCACTATCCATATCCATTGTGTTATAATGTCCGTAGCGATCAACACGATTAGGTGATCCTACATATACATCAGGCAAGTAACTTGAATAGTTTGACCTTGCTGGTCCGGGCTGGCTACCACCACGTGGACCGCCCATTGGTCCATATGTTCCTGAAACGTTGTCACCGGTATCATACGGTGTAAAATATTTTTTCCAACTCATCTACTATCCTAATCCTTTAAATAGGTTACCTGATAATCCGCCTAATGATTTAAGTTGCTTAGATGCAACTTTGTTGCCCTTCATTAGTTCGCCTGTCATACTTCCCATAGTACTATTTAACTGTTCTGAGAAATCTTTCATCATATCCTGGCCGCCATTTGCTTTAAATGACTTTTCAAAATCTGTTCCCATTTTTTCTAAACTAGCTGCTAAGCCACCAAATGATGCTTGCATTTGTTGCGGGCC